TGACTTCCTTCTTTTCCACCGCTTCTTTCAGGCCCTTGACGCTGCCGCGCATGATCTGCAGCCGCTGCCGAAGCAATTCAAGCTTCTGCTGATCCTGGGCAATCTCTTCGCGCTTTAGGTCGTTGCGGTCTACCTTCACCAACAGGTGGCCCACGTCCGTGAGTGCCTCGACGATTTCATCCGGCGCGGCCGCATTCGCATTCATCAATTCAAAGACCGCCTCGCCCAGTGCGTGCTTTACGCTGGCGGTCAGGTTTGAGAAGCCGCGCGCAGCGAGTTTTTCTGCTGCGGCGTGCGCGGCTTGTGCCCGCTGCTCCTGCTCTTGGATCACCTGCTCCACGCGCAGGTCGTACCAGCGGTGCAGGTTCGTGTGTGGCAGGCGCAGGTCCGGGAAGATCGCGCGCTGCTCTTCCGTCGCCTCCGCCCACTCCGCCCACTTCGGCGACTGCTGTTCGATCTCCATCCAGGTGCGCCCCGCGATACGCGCGGCGCGGATGCGATCCTGTATGGCCAGCGGAAGGCGGTCGATGCCGAGCGGCTGGCGAACTTTCCGAGCTTCGCCGGTCCTGCGGCCGTGCCGCTCCACGATCTCTTTCGCCGTCGTCATCGGGCACCGCCAGTCGGGGCGGCGTTGGCTGCCGCGTACCCGTCGCTAACCGTCTCTGACTTGCGTCTCAAGGTGGTCACTTCGTTAGCACCGTCGGATCGGTGTCGTAGCCGTCCACCAGGTCGCGGCCGGCCGCCGTGATCTCAATGGCGAAGATAAAAATCCGCTCGTCCGTGTCCTTCATCTGCGAGTAGCGGAGATAGTCGCGGTCCTTCAAGTCCTGCAGCATGGACAGCACGTCATTGCGCGAGAACTGATAACCCTCGCGCGACAGCGTGCCGCGGATCACCGTGGACGTCAGACGTGCGCCCTGGCGCCGGTGATTCACGTAGACCAGCGTCAAGATCAGCCCGCGCAACTGCCGCGCCGCCATCGGGTCCAGCACCGGGTCCTCCATTAGTGCGTTCCTCCTGCCACCTGGCTCAAACTCTTTTCCGGAAACCGAGACTTCAAGTCCTTAACTTCCGTGAGGACCTCTTGCATGGTGTAAGCCATATGGTCCATTGCCAACTCACGCTCGCGATCGCGCTCATCCTCGTGCTGCGAGATCCGTTGCATGGCGTCTGCCATGGATTGCATGGCGACGGCATTGGAGCCGGATGCCTTGGCGTTGTCGGTCATCGCGCCCACCAGTTGCCGCCCCCACGTATTGATCGTCGAGTGCAGCAGCTCCATGCCCGCGAGCACGATGACAAACAGCGGTCCCCAGCGCAGAATGCCCTCGACCAGCGGCGCTGCTTCCGGACGTAACACCTGCAACAGCACAGTGACAAGCGTGACGCCAGTGCCTGCACCTAGACCGATCACGATGGGCCGGGTGTATCTCGGCTCGCTGGGCTGAGGCGTGGAGGCCGCTGCCATGTTATTTAGCCCCCGCTGCCGAGATCTGCTTCATCGCGCCGAGCAGGCCATTCAGGTCGAGCCCGCTGGGAGACTTGTCCTGCGCGTCGGCCCAGAAATCGGTGATGACGGCGTAGCCCTCGTCGAGCTGGTGCAGCATGAACTCCCAGCTCGTCGGGATATTCAACCCCCACGACTGGATGTGCGTGCCGAGCGAACCTTCGCCTGCCAGGTTGATGCAGTGACCACCCACCGTCGGCGAGTCCGCGACATACTGCCAGTCGCTCGTGTTGTCTTCCGCCGATTGCGGACAGTTGATACCGAGATACAGACCGCCGAAGACGTAGCCGGCGTACCGCATCTGCGCCGCACTGGAGAGATCGAGCGTCGCCCAGCCGAGAATCTTGTGCTTCTCGCCGCCGATAGTGATGCCCTGGTCTTTCCAGTATTCGAGCAGCGTCGTCAGGTCCGTGCCTTGGTCCGTCGACGGATCGGAGGCGTTGAATCCCGCGACGGCCGAGTACAGCGCCAATGTCTCCGCCAGCGTTGGCGTCAAGACCTTACCGCGTACCGATGCCGCCTGCGTCTGCATCAGGTGCATCGCTCCGCACTCGCCGCAGTCTCCGTACTGATCGTTGCCCAGGATGTCGAGCTCGCCCGAGGGCAGCGAGTACTCCCAGCCCCAGGGCTTGACGGCTGGCCACTCCGACGCGGGAGAGAGAAAGTCTCCCAGCGCCGGAACGCCCAGCTTCTTACGCGGCGATTTCTTGCCAAATTTGAAACGCATCATGCACCTCGCGCCTGTCGGCCGTGACTAGTGGCCCCGTAATTAGTGGATCGCCGGATGCCAGCCGTGCCAGCTCGGCACGAAGAAGAGCTTCTGTTTCGCCAGGACAGCGTCAACCTTTACGTCGCCCGTCTTGGCCATCGTGATGCGGTTGTACTCGTGCTTGTAGTTGAGCCGGATGCTACCCAGCTTCACCGGCGCCTTTGCCATTTCAACGCTCGACGTAGACGCAGGCAGCGCGTTGACAATCTCGGTGATCACCGCATCGCCCAGGGCGACGTAGGCCTGCGCCTTGGCCACAGCCGCGGGATTGCTGATATGCAGCGCGGTCAAGTAAGACGCAAGGTTTTTCTGCGCGTCCGCGGCGAGTGCCAGAATGGCCGCGCGCTTGTCGGAATAGTTCTGCGTGGTGATGGTGGCCGCAGTGCTTGCGATGAGCTGGAAGTCGCTATTGACCTGCGCTTCGATGGATTGCGCCGTGGTCACATCCTGCGGCGAAGCAAAGGTAATGACCAGGTTGGCGACCGATTCCGCCACGGGCAGGAACTCGTTCACGTAGCCGACAATTTCCGTGTACTCGGTCTGCGAGCAAGCCGTCATCGGAGCGGTCATAAACAGCACGGTCGGAATCAGCGCCAGCGCCAGCAGCATCTTCAGCGTGCCTGCCCCGGTGGGCGGCTTCAAAGCGGAAGCCACGGCCGGTGCGTCCAGACTCGCCTGGTTGTTGCGGTACCAGGCAATGCAACCGACGACGGCGAGCGCCACCAGCTTTAGCCAGTGCGGCATCACACCGTATACGTTGTCGACGAGCTGCTCGAAGGCGGGAACGGCGGCATAGGCGCCGATCGCGCCCAGATAGATGGCGGCCACCAGATGGGCGAAGCCGCCCTTGCTGGCGATCCATGATTCGAATTTGTTCCAAAGTTCGTTAAACACAGACATCTCCTTCGCAGCCTCAGGCTGCCTTTTCCTGCGCCGTTGCAGCCGTTGGCGGCTCGGGCGGCACGTCGTATTTCGCCAGGTCGTACACACGCACCTCACGGATCAGGGTTGCGGCGTAGTTGGGATTAGTGGAGTAGCCGCCTGTTTGCAGCAGCGCGGCGAAGGCTTCCAGGTTGCGGTCCCGCTTCCAGGCTTCCATCGCCTCGCGATAGCGCGGCGACGTGGCGAGCAGCTCGCCGTGGCGCAGGAAGGAGTCTTCAATGCTTGAAAATTTTTCGAAGTGTGCACCCGGCTCCATGTACGGATGGCCGTTCTTGTACTCTTCGGTGGGGAACTCAACGTAGGGTTCGGTGCCGCTGGCCTTGATGCCGAAATAGTTGTTGCACTGCAAGGCGCACTGCGACTGGCCTGCGTCGCCGAACTTATCCGCCGACTCCAGCTTGGCCTGCGCCAGCGTGATCGACGCTGGAACGTCAAACCTCGCAAGCGTTTTCTGTGCGGCCGGAGCCCACGTCTTCATCCATGCGTCAATTTGCGTTGGCGTCATGCGACGACATTACGGCCAGTACGCGAAATTCCGTGGACACTTTGGACAGTTTGTTACAGATTATTTTGAGAGACGTAAAAAGGGCACGCGCGGGGAGCGCGGCATTCCTACTTCAGCGGAAAATTGGCGATGAGAACCTCGCGCGCTTTTTCCTCTCCGTGGCCTCGATTGCCGCAGATCGTGTATTGCACGCGCACTGGCCGCAGGTTCATGCCGTGTTCACGGGCGCGGCTGCGCACTTCGGCGCAGTCGTCAAAGCTCATCAGGAAGCGGCCTTTCAGCGCCGCCAGCATGCTGAAGAGCTGCGCACGCTTCTCCTCCGGCAGTGGTCCATAGCGTCCGTTCGATTGGAACTTCACGTAGGGCGGATCGAGATAGAAGAATGTTTCGGCCGAGTCGTAGCGCGTGAGGATCTCTGCGAAGTCTCGCTGCTCGATGAGTACCGGGTACAGGCGCTGCGCCGTGGCGTGGAGGAGGTCGCGCACCGTATCGAGCGAGCGGCGCATACGAGTGTGCGCCGCAGATGCGCTGGCGAAGTGCTCGCCCTTGGCCCCGAAGCTGTACCACACGAGATAGGCGAAGCGCAGGGCGCGCTCGATCTCGTCGCCATCGGTTGGAAGAAGCGAGTGGCGTAGCTCCTGAAACCGTCCGGCGTGAACGATCTCCAGTTCCAGGCGCTCGGCCAGCTCGGCGGCGCGGTGCTTCGCAACACGGAAGAAATTGGTGACGTCGCTGTTCAGGTCGTTCATCACCTCGAAGCGCGCAGGCTCTTTGGCGAAGAGCAGCTTCGCCGATCCAGCGAAGACCTCAACGTACATTTCATGCTTCGGAATCAGGGAGAGGAGCGTGCGCGTCAGGGCGCGCTTTCCACCAGGCCATGCGAAAGGCGAGTTCATGCAGCGAGCATAGCTCGCAATTTCGGACGGGGCAAAGAAAAAGCGAAATAGCTAATCTTCCTTCGCGGTTGGAGGCTTCGCGCTGAGGCGCTTGGAATGGCACGGGCCATTGATTCCTGGGGCAAAATCTCCATGCGCCCAGCGGACAAAGCACTCCGCGAACTCGATATACATCTGCTTTGACGTTTGCGTCAGATCGGTGGCCGCGACCTCATCGGCGTACACGCGCAGCAGCTTGCGCATCCCACCCATCAGCGCGGCATCGGTCAAAATTAGTCGGCTCTCTCTGGACGGCTTGCGGTTCACAGGCAGACGATTCTTCATTGCGTCCTTAGGTGTCAGGCGGTAGTTGACATGGCGCCGCCGCTAGCGCGGCGGACGGCGGTTGTACGAGTTGACGTGCTTGCCGCTCTTCGTCGTATAACTACTGACGTGCTGGGACTTCTTGCGATGGCTGCTATAAGTTGCATGGCTGGCGCCGCGTGTGCCGTGGCTTCTTGACGCAAAACAAGGTGTCGTGGCGAGCATTGCCGCGATTAGGGTAACGGCTGCTAATTTTCGATGGTTCACAGTGACTCCTTCTGTTTTGGCTGTACGTTCACGGCAGAAAACCTATTCGCTAGGTAACGCCCCGGCATCGCGGAGGGCAGCCCAACGCTTGTAGTTGTCGCTGCTCTTATATTCGGCGCAGGCCTTCTCGGAGTAATGGCCTTGATCGCAGTACTCGACCATCGAGCGCACGTTAATATCTAGGCGGACCAGTTCATCGTGGGCGCGTGCCTCGTCCAGTTCCGGACTTGTCGCCTTGCAATCCCCGAGGTCGGTCCATTTCCCTTGGCCAGTATCTGTAGCCGCCCGGACGTCCATCTCGCAATCGTGGATCATCTGGGCTAGCAACCGGAGTTCCTTAGATTTGCTGAAGGACGAGCCGTAGCCAACCTGGACCTCGCGTTCCGCGAGCAATTGTAACGGCAGTAAGCCCTTGAGATAAAAATCTAAGTCATCCTTTTCCGCCTGCCGCTTAACATAGCGATCCCGATCCGCGAGAAAGCCTTCGTAAAGGCTCGCGTTCGTTTTGTCGGCTCGCAACTTGGTCACCAGATCCACATAATGGCCGGATACCTCACGCATCCAACGGGAAAGGTGGAAAGTCTCGGGTGGGGATATCTTCTTTTTCGGCACCTGGGCCGCACATGCGGCCACAAAGGCGAACAGAAAAATGGCTAGCAGCACTCGCTTCATGACTGCCTCCTATTTCAGTAGATATGGACGTCCAATAAACATAATCACTTTACCAATGACCTTCCAGCCGGGCTCATGCGATAGCAGGACAGGGTTGAAATCCGGATGAGAGTTCTCTGGCACCAGCATAAATCCGGCATCGGTCTTACGGAGCCACTTGATCGTGACGGCTCCTTTGGGGTCGCATGCCGCGACCATTTCCTCGTCGAGGAGAACCATGTCCTCCGGGTGGGTGTCCAGTACACATATGTATCCGGTCTCCAGCACCGGGCTCATGGATTTTCCGTCCACCTTGATCGCGAGCGTCTCGTCCGGGTGCGGACAGGAGAGGGCGCGTACGTAGATTAGGTCCTCCACGTCGGCGCGGTCGATCATGCGCGGCTCACCAGCCGCGGCGGCGTCGGCAAGCAAAGGGATTTCTACGAGGTCTGCGCTTTGGCGCAGCCCGCGCCGGTCAGCGGCTTTCCCCGCAGCCGTCGAGATTACAGAAAGCTCGATTGGACTCCGCCGATAGACTGAGCGCGCTTTTGCTGTAACTTCCTGCCTGGCAAGAGCTACGGCACCCGGAGCTTTCTGGAGTAACAAACCGGAAAGAAAGGACTCAACAGAAGTGCCCGCGGCCAGTTCGATAAGCCGCGCGAGGGTCTCAGGCGCTGGATGCCCCGTCTTCATCCATTTCGTCACCGCCGCGCCGCTTACCCCGATGCGAGTCGCCAAGTCCTTCTGCGAGATCTTTAGCTCGTCGCATAGGCGAGCAATCATCAGGGCGAATTCCGATTTAGGTTCACCTGGCTTTGAGGCCACACTTTTCCTCTTGACAAATAAACCGTGGTTAATTAACTTCGGTTCATGCCCCGTTACCACGTCACTAGCGACAATAACACGCTCAGGCGAAAAGTTCGGAAGGTTAAGAAATACCAGCAGCTTGTCGCTGAAGTCTGCTCCGAATTGGGAGTGACGCGCCAGCACGTCTGGGCAGTGATCAACGAGCAGCGCCCCAGTAAGCGTGTGTCGCAGGCCATCGCCAAGAGGATTGACGCCATTGACCGCGAGGCTGCCGCATGAATTCATCACGTCCGAAGTCTCTCGCCGTTGCGGCCTCCGCGTCCATGCCACTCTTTGCGGAAAAAACAGACATCCTCGGCGGCCTAAATGACGATTTGCTGGTACGGGAGATCGTTACCTCTTCCATCAAACACTCGGGCAAAAGCCGCGATCAGATTGCCGACGAGATGAGCGCGCTGCTCGGCCTGAAGGTCACCGAGCGCATGATCACCGCCTTCACCGCGGAGAGCAAAGAGATGCACCGTTGGCCTGGTGCATGGGACCGCGCCTTCAGCATGGTCACCGGAGACGAACGCCTTCTGCGCTTCCGCGCTGAACTAAGCGGCCTGAAGGTCATCGGCGACCAGGAGCAGGCACTGCTCGAACTCGGCCGCCAGTACCTCATCCAAAAGCGCTCCGCCGCGAAGATCGACGAGCTTGAGCAGCAACTGCGTGGGGTGAACCTATGAAAACCGAACGCATCTATGACGCTGCCGCCATTCGTTCAGCCCTGTCAACCGCAATTCATTCTTCAAAACTTTCCGTGGATCAGATCGCTGAGGCCATGTCAAACCTCCTCGGGAAGAAAATCACCGCCACTACTCTTTATCAGAAATGTGCGTCAAGTCGTCCCGACCTGATGTGGCCTGCCGAGTACGACATTGCGTTTTGCGAAGTCACTGGCGACTGGACCCTTCTCCGCTCCCGCGTCGAACGTGCTGGCTTCCGCATGGTCGGCCCCAAGGAAGAGCGGCTCATCAAGATCGGACGCGCCTTTGTGCAGAAGGCCCGCGCGGAAGCAATCCTCGCAAATGCCGGGGAGGTCTCCCTATGAGCCAAGAACTCTGGCTGACCGCGAAGGACGTCTCCGCCCTGACTGGCTGGGCGCTCCGAACCATTCGCTGGCACGCCGTCAACGATCATCTGCGCTACAAGCTCGCAGATGCCGCTGGCGGCAACGGACGCCGCGAGCGTGTTTACGCTGCATCGTCTTTACCCGCAGAGTTCCAGCCCAAGCTGCTGGAATTTTGCTTGCGCCGCCACGGGACGGATAACGCTGCGCCGCCAGCTGCGGGTGCATTGGTCCCTGCACAGCAGTCACTCTTCCCAGCCTCCGTGCTTTCCATGCAATCGACTGAACTGGCGGACCTAAGCGAGGAGCAGCATGAGGTGGCGCGCAGCCGCTTCAAGATTGTCAGCTCGTTGCTGGAATGGCGTGACGGACAGCGCGGTCCCTTCCGCCTTCCGGATGGCCGCGAAATTCGCACCTTTGACGACTTCGTCTGCTGGAGAGCAGCAGACGCGGGGGTCGCAGCACGCACCGTCTACAAATGGCTTGCACGGTATGACGGCGGCGGCGCGACCCCTCTTCAGAAGTTCAAGGCTCTGGCCGACCACGCGCGTGTCGATCGCGGCGTACCGCGCGTGCTGGCCAAATATCCGCTCGCAGCGGAGTTTGCGCTGATCAAGTACCTCGGCCTGGCGCCGTCGCAATATCTCCAGGCGGCGCGCGAGCTACGGTTACCCACAGATCCTGCGGCTGGCAGTGAAGCGTTACCCAACGCCTACCGCATGCCTTCATATCACAGCGAGCGGCTGCCCATCACTGCCGTCTATGCGGGCATCGAGCGCGAGTGGCCCAACTGGTACAACCACGGCTCGCGTCCGCCGAGCTACACCACCATCCGCACCTTCCTGCAATCGCTTCCCGAGTGCGTGAAGGTGATGGCGCGCGAGGGCCTCACGGCTTACGAAAACAAGTGCGAGCCGCACGGCAAGCGCCGCTATGACGATGTTGCAGTCAACGGTATCTGGGTCAGCGATCACCGCATCTTCGATGTCTTTGCCTGGAACGACTACTTTCCGCAGTTTCTGCAAGAGCACGGAAGCTGGATGCGCGTCTGGCTCACCACGATGGAAGATGTGCGCACGCGGCGCATTGTGGGCTGGGCCTTCTCGGTGAATCCGTCCTCGCGTTCGGTGGCAGCGGCCATGCGCATGGGAGCCATGCGCTACGGCATGCCGCAGACGATCTACATGGACAACGGCGAAGACTACAAAGCGTTCGCCAAGGTGCTGGCTGAAAACTTCGGCATCCGCAAGATCAGCGCCAAGCCGTACCGCCCGCGCTCAAAGGCCATCGAGAGCTGGCACTCAATTTTGAGCAAGCGCTTCGATCCGCTCTTCGGCCCCGCCTACGCCGGACACGACGCCAAGGACCGGAGCGAGGAAAACACGCTTGCGCTGCGCCAGCACAAGCTATGGCGCGAAGGGCGCGCGCCCTCGACGCCGCTGCCTCCGGTGAGCTACCTGATGCAGCAGTTTGAAGCGTGGATTGAGCACGAGTACAACGAGTGGTCACACGGCGGACAGGACATGCAAGGGCTATCGCCGCGCGTGCTCTACGACCGCGAGTTTCCGCCCGAACAGCGTGCGCCGCTCGACATGGCGCAACTTGAGCCGCTCTTCTGGACGCGCGAGACGCGCGTGGTGCGGAATGCACGCGTGGAACTGTTCAACCAAAAGTACGAGCCTGCCGATGCCGAAAGCGATTACCAGTTGCGCCTGTTGCCGGAAAACGCTTCCGTGCGCGTGGCCTGCAATCCCGACGACATTGCCTACGCTCTCTGCTATGACACCGAGGGGCCTGACCATCGCTTCATCGCCCGTCTACGCGCGCCGCAGTTGCTCTCGCACAATCCCATCTCGCGCGATGCGATTGTGGCCATGGAGCGGCAGAACGCCAGCTTCCGCAAGGGCGTGAAGCAGTTCCAGCGCACGCTGGCCACCAGGGCAGTCGCCGCAGGCGTCACCACAGAACTCGATTCCCTGGCAGCTCGCGCAGGCGTTGTCATGCCGCGCGCAGCGTGTGCCGGCCAGGCCTTTGCGCTACCCGCACCCGTCTCCAACGAACCCGCCGTACCGAGCGCCGCCGACGTTGCCAGGCGCTGGGATTGTCACGAATACGAGGAGAAATAATGGCTCTTCCCGCAGCAGTGAAACAGGCTCTCGCATTGGCAGATCTTCCGGAGGATCAGGAGATGCGTGCGCGCGCCGAGATGTTCATGATGCGCTCCGGTTACACCATCGGCGACCTGGCCAACAAGATCGGTTACTCCAAGGTTTCGCTCGGACTGTTTCTTTCCGGTCGCTATAACCAAAACTGCCAACGCGAGGGCAATACCCGCATGATGCGTGCGCGGATGATGGAGTATCTCGACTCGGCGGAGTTTCCGGAAGAGAACATGCAGCGCGGCACGATCTATCGCACCGCAACATATGAGCGTATCCGCAACGCGTTTTACCGCGCGCTCAACAGCCGCGCCGGAAATCATGGGTTGGCCTATTGCGTAGACGGTGCGCCGGGCACGCAGAAGAGCTTCATCGCCGAAACCCTGGTGCGCGAGCTGGCGGAAGTGGAGGCTGGCAAGAACGGTAACGCGCGTCGTGCTTACTACATCTACTGCGGTGAGCATAACTCGCCTCAGGAGCTGCTAAAGAAACTCGCCATTGAAATGGGCATTCCGGCGCGAGGTTATATCGAGCAGCTCATCAAGAAGATTCAGTTCGAACTGGCGCGGCGGCGCGCCATCCTTCTCTTCGACGAAGCGCAGCATTTACCGCAGGCCACGGTGGAGCGCATACGCGAGCTGCTTGACCGGCCACCGTATATCGGGATTCTCTTCCTGGGATCGCATGACGTCCAGAACACGTTTGCCAATCTCAAGATGGAGCAGTGGCGCCGCCGCGTGGTGGAGTTTATCGTGCTTCCCGGCCTGTCCGAGGCTGAGGCCGAGCAGATCATCGCCAGCGAGCTTGGTCCCGCGCCACGAAAACAAATCGAGGGCCTGATCGCCGACTGCATTGTGCCGGACTCACGCCGCCCGGTCTCGCCGGCGGATGCCACACGCGTCTATCCCTACGAGCGCAAGCACCAGGGCCGGACCTATGAGGCTTACCTCTCAGCCGGAGCGCTCTTCGCCGCCATCCAGCAAATCAAGCTCGCGAAAGAAGAGGCCGCGCAATGACCGTCCGCGAGATGGAAGAAGACGTTAAAGCGCGCGACCACTTCGTGCGGCTCTACCACGCGGAAGTCGTGCTGGACCGCGCCGCCAAGCACCTTATGCAGCAGCGCGGCCTCTCCGACGAGTATCTGCGCATCGACGAGGCCCACGAGATCGTAACCGGCATGCTGCGCATTGTGCGCATGGAGCGCGACCAGAGCCTGGCCGCGATGAAAGGCGGCGCGTAATGACTCGCTGCGAAGAACTCTTCTGCGCAATGAGAAAGCTTGATGCCTGGATGCTTCGCACTGTCCGCCGTATTGGACGCAACCCGCGCTACCGCGCACTGGAGGCAACTCTATGCAGTTTGTTCCTGGTGCTGTTCGCCCTGTTCCTGATCGCACACCTGGTGTCGGCGGCCACACGATGAAAAGCCGCGACGTGAATCCACTTGGAATTTTGTTCTGGCTCATTCCACACGCCGTTTTATGGGGCTCGCTGTTCATCGCCGTGCGCACGCTCGCAGGAGGTCGCTGATATGGCGATCAAACATAACAATTCCCCTGAGTGCACGATCTGCGGCGCTATCAAACGTGAGGTCAATCACTGGTGGCTGATCGTGATCGGCTGCATGGGCGACGAGATTCATTTTGTCGCATGGAGCGCTGCCCTGGAGCCTGTCGCCGACGGATGCGCCTGCGGCGAAGCTTGCGCCCACAAGGCTCTCGCGCGCTGGTTCGAGACGCGCACGCTCGAAGCTCCCCCCAACCGCAACGAAGTAGCAACCACGGAAAGGACTGCCTGATGTCTGAAGCACTTAATATCATCGTTACTTCCGTTATCCCTCCCACGCCCGAGCAAATCGACGAGCTGGCCGCAAAGCGCGAACTGGCGCTGGCCGCAGCCAGCGAATCCGACATAGTGCTCGGCACCATCGAGACCGAGCTCATCGCTCTTGTGCAGATGTTCGGCACAGTGCCCGCACACGCGGAGAATTCGCGCGAGCTCGCGGGACGTTACTGGGAGCTGATGGTCACCATCGGCAACACCGTGAACATCGACCCCGCACGCGTCCAGGATGTGAAGGAGGCTCTTGAGGCCAACGGCTTCGGCCAGGTCTTTGCCAACCTGTTTGCTCCGCGCATCCGCTACGAACTGGTGAAGGACGCCGACAAGGCCATCCTCGCGGCAGGCATGAACAAGCGGCTCACCGAGAAGGTGCAGGCGCTCTTCGGACGTTGCTTTGAGGCAAAGAAGAAGTCCCCCGCGCTCAAGGTAAAAAAGATCGTCGAGAAGCCCGCGAAGAAGTCCCGTGCAAAGAAGGAGGCTATCAATGGCTAGGGTTGCCTTCATCGTTGAGGACGCGTTCTCCGGGGAGCGCTGCGCCGGAATTAACCTCACCCTGCTGTCGGAGCCGGACTTCGCTCCCGGTGACCTGGACCTCACACCTGCCCAATCGGTAGCACTCCGCATCGTCAACTTTGTACGCACGATGGGGACCAATGTTGCGGTGACGCAGGAAGCGGAAAAGTTCGTCGGCGCGCCGCCGAAGGCAGGCAACTGATGACCGCGCCCGTCCAGTTTCTTATCGCGGAAGATGCCTCACTGGCCGTAGCTTCGCAGGCTCATGCCTGCGGAGTCTGCGGCCGCGCGGCCTTTGTCTTTCTGGCACAGCACGGACGCAGCCATTGCCTGACCTGTGCGCCAGCGGCGGGCGTACCCATCACAGGAGGCCCACATGAGGAGTGAATTACGTGATCGCGTTGGACGCCGTGGACAGTTCTCGGGAACGGTCTCGCGCTTCGGCGTCCGCACATATAAAGGCCTCACGGCCGCGACCATACTCTTCGAGAATGTGCGTGATGAGCGCGGCACGCTCGTGAGCGACCATCTCTGGATGAGGCTAAGCGAGGGCTTCGCCGCGCACAATCCCGCGCCTGGTGATGAGTTCTACTTCAACGCCCGCATCAAGCGCTACTGGAAGCGCAATCCCGTGGCCGGCTACTACGACGATGAGCCGGCACGCATCATGGATTTCAAGCTCTCGAATCCCAGCGGCATTCGCAAGCTCGGCGCACAGGTGGCGCAGTCTCTGCCGCTCTTTGACCAGGCAGCGGCTGGCAATGGAGGCCGCGCGTAATGCCGTCCATTCTCGATCTCAACTTGCGCGCCGAGTTCAACGGCAGCGCCTTCCGCGCGTCTTCCGCCTGGCGAAGCCCTGGATACACAACACCGCGCGATCAGCCCGATGAAGTACATGTCGATCCGGATGCGCGCCGAGCCCTGGAGAATGACCATCGCCGCTCGCTCAATCGGCGGGCAAAGCTTTCGCTGCGCAGAAAGGCTGAGCGATGAAAAACGAGAAATATTGCCAGGGCTGCTGGCTGAAGACTCCCGCACAAACCACGCCCGCGCTATGGCGCACGCACGATGGCGACTTCTATTGCACGTCGTGCCTCATGCAAGAAGGGATTCAACAAGACGAGTGTGAACGTGTCCAGGTCCTTGCGCCTGCGCCGGATAACGCGGCTACAGCCCAGCCGCTGCCGGCAGCAGGCGCACGTCCGTCCCATGAAGTAAAGGAGCCAACAAAAGAGGAGACCATCACGATGTCAACTACGGAAGATGTCTGCCGCCACGATGGATGCGATAAGAAGCTGACCGCGCGAAACACCAGCGGCTTTTGCTCCACGCACTGGTATGACTCACAACGTAAGGGCGCAAAGCCAGTGGCGAAAAAAGCACAGAAGAAGACAGTGCCTGCGGCTGAAACCCCGCACGCGGATGCGTACCTGGAACGCTGCAAGGGCACGCGCGCCATGTCGGGTAATGCGGTTGCGCCACTGCCGGCCGCTGGCACACAGACTAAGAAGATTGCGATCGCGCTGGAACTCGACGAAGAGCAGCTCAATATCTGGTGGGCCGTGTTGCCGTTCGAGACGCGCGGCATGTTATTCCAGCACTTCTTTCACGGCTTTGAGGCATAGCGCGTCATGACTACAACTGACTCTCCAATCCGTCTGAACTGTACGACCTGCCATGCCAAGGCCGGGGAGAAGTGCAAGACGAGGGCCGGGGCACACAACCTTTATTGCCGCGCGCGCTGGAACGCCTACAACAAGCTCCGCGATGCAGAGCAAAAGCTGGCCGAGTGGAACCAGCTCTACGGAAAGGCGATCTGAGATGAAAGTCACCACGCAATATCTCGCCGCGGCGAAAAAGAACAATGACGGTTCCGTGCAAATCCTGCTCGCGCCTGAAAACGAGACGGAAAAGAGTCTTCTCGGCGCGGCCTACATCATCGGCAACCCTTCGATTGAGCTTGAGGACGACGGGTCACTCTCGCTGACGCTGGCGGGGAACTAGCCATGGAACAGCAGCAGTTCACATTCTCGGGAGACCCTGTGGGCGCGTTGGAGACGATCATCTCCAGCGTGCTCGCTAACCCACGATTGGAACCGAAAGCCCGCGAGCTGCTGCAGATCCTCCGCTATCACAAAGGACCGCAGAACCCGTGCAGCGGCCAGAAGCTCAGCGACCAGCTCAAGGTGGACGAGCGCGGCGTGAAGCAGTACGCCCGCACCCTTTGCATGGACTGGGGCATTCCGGTGGGCGCAAACCGCCAGCCTCCTTATGGCTATTACCTGTGCGTGACGGCCGAGGATCGCATGCGTGCCTCGCGCCATTACGTGCACCAGGCGGTGGCGGAGCTGGCTCGCGCCCGCGCCTATCAACCCGAGCGCACCATGCTCGAACTGCTCGGCCAAGCCGAGCTGGAGAAAGGGACGGCATGAAAAAACCTCCGCAGCACGCCTACGAGGTCACGGTTCAAATTGGGGGCAATGACTGGGAGTATGTGCTCCGCACGATGGACGAACTGACCGATTATCTTCGCGAGCATGGCCCAAATTGCTCGGTGATTTCAGGAAGCTGGGGCGGGTGTCACTCCGTCCATATTCAGCATCGCGACGTAAGCCCTGATCAGTACAGATCTGAGCTTGACCAATATTGCTTAAGCGAAGAGAAGCAGGACGTATGAGCACAGACATTCGCAAGCCCGGCATCGCGATCGAGCCTGAGCAGTTCGCCGCGCTGGCCGCTGACATCGAGCGCAACAAGGCATTCATCCTCACCGATGGCGAGCGCACGATCGAACTCGTCCCCGTAGAAACAAAGGAGCGCGTGCAGTGACCAGTTACTTCTGCCCTATGTGCGAGATCTTCGTTGAGAGCCGCGACTGGCACTACAGCCTGGACAAGGGCTACACCCACGCGGCTTGCGGCACGGTTCTCCAGTCGCGTGCGCGCGACGCCCAGGCACCCGAGCCGCCGACCTCTGGTAAGTACCTCCGCACGGCCATGGAGATCGGCGCGCTAGTGGAAGAGAAGAACAAAGCTTACGGATCGTCGTTCGAGAAGTGCGGCGACTTCCTGCGGCTGCTCTATCCCGAGGGCCTGCGTCCCGAGCAGTACCAGGACGCGCTGGCACTGGTGCGGATTTTCGATAAGCAGATGCGCATTGCCACCGCTAAGGACGCACTCGGCGAGAACCCCTACCGCGACATCGCGGGCTACGGAATATTGATGAGCGCAGGAGATGGCAAGTGAACGCCGACACGATCCTCTCCGCGATTGTTGTGGCCGTTGGGTCCTTATGTATTGCGTTCCTGGGCGGGGTTGGCGTGGTGGCAATTGCAGGATTCATCTATGCGCGCACGGCCCGCTTCTGGCATCGGATTGGCCGCCTTTTACGCCGTGATCGTCCCGCGCCACAGCATGTCAGCGGCCAGGTGTGCGAGTGCGAGGTGTTCCGTATCGTGGCTGCCGGAATCGCTGGAGCAGAGGGCGACGTAAATCACGCCATGGTGGTCTGCGACGAGCACGGAACCATCTCGCTGCGCGTGGGCGAGGACTACGACGATTTCGTTGAAGAGTACAAGCCGCGCTGGGCGCACGGCGAGGACGAATAGATGCACGGAGAGTGGGCAAAGATCGACGGCGTGACGGTGCACATTTGCCACGGCAGCAAGCACGCGCTCTACTGCCAGTTCTGCCACACGCGCCCCACGGCCAAACTGTGTGACTACGAAATTCCCGCGCTGGACGAGGGCAAGAAGGGCCGCACCTGCGACGCCGCGATGTGCGTTGAGTGCGCCACCAGCGTCGGCAAGAACAGGGACTATTGCCCGAAGCACAAAGTCTTCGCGCGGCAGGGAGGGCTGTTCGAGTGAGCGATAACGGCGCAGCAGAGACTCCCCAGCTCACATGGAACGATGTGTACGAGCACAGCAGGGTGATCTATGAGCGCCTGCGGAAGCATACGCAACGTGCGCTCGCTCACCACATCGCCTGGGATCTCGCGGTGAAGGCCGATTGCTATGGCCAGAAGGACGTAGTTGAAGAAACGCTAAAGCACATCAAGAGCCTGGAGTCACACGCTAGATCCGAGCGGCGATGGGATAGCTTCGATCGCGCAACAAAGGAATTCGAAAAGCTCAAGGCCAACGGCTGGCGTAAGCCCCGCAAGAAGCGCCGCAGAAAGGCAGATGAGAAAACGAGCCATGTCTGATGAACATAAGCACATCTGGGGTCCTCTGGGATGTTGGTGCGGCGCAAGGCCGTGCGACTACTGGGAATACGCCGGTGGAAATGCCCCTGCGCGAATCCTTCAATGTGTGGATGCTGCGTTGCCAGGAGACACACGCTGCGCTCTCCATCAAGAGCGTACTGCAGGAGGACATTACTATGCCTGATCACACGCTTAGGCATCTTCTCGAATTCGGAGGGTATTGCACTTTACTCACAGGCGTTTCCGGAATGTTGACCTTGGCGATTGTCGGATGGTGGAAACTGATTGATCTTGCGTGGAAGTGGCTCGGCAACACAAAACTGCTCTGCGAGTATCTTCGCCATCGTCAGGAATTCTTGGAGTGGAGGCGAACTTACCATGGCTAAGCTCTCCGCGCCGCAGCTCAAGCGCCTCCAGGCTCTTTACGCGCAGTACTCGCGGCGCTCCATCGACCTGGACAGTTCGCGCGAGTGCCGCCTGGCTTGGGCCGCGCAACAGCTCGGACATCCGGTAGAAAGCTTCTCCGCGCTGTCGAAGTCCAGCGCTAGTTACCTCATCGAGCAGCTCATGGGCGCAATGGGAATTGCCTCATCCAAGCCGCGCCGCCCGCGCAGAAACGATCATGCAGCGGGCACAGAAGGCCGCAGCAGCGATGTTTCCAGCACGGTGACACTGGCTACTCAGCAGGACCTGGACCGGATCACAACGGCTCGTAGCCGCCTCGGCTGGACGCAGGAACAATTCGATGCGTGGCTGCGCTCTGCGCGCTCTCCGCTGGCAAAGAAGGTCAATGGCGTGCGCGTGCCACCAACGCGTATCGAGCTGCGCACGCTGGCGCAAACGAACCGCGTGTGGTGGGCACTGAAACAGATGCTGAAAGCGAGAGGACTATGGACGGCGTAAACGATGATCTCGAAGCATTGAAACTCCGCTTGCGCCAGAGGCTCGCGCAGCTGATCAACAGCGACTCCACCATTCGGGAGTTGCGTCTGAGGCTGCGCGTGTTGGGCGTTTACAACCTCGATGTCGAGATGGAGATCGAGAACGGTTTTGCCGTCGGCGGTGTCGTTTCGGAGAGGTCTACGGTCGGCGATTGGCGCGGATTCGATCAGGGAACGGGCGATAAGGGCGTCGGTCAGCTTCCTTTCGACGCTGCCGACAAGCGCTGGCTAAAAGCAATGCACATCGATCCAGATCCAGAGTTCGAGTAAGGGGCCAAGGGCTAGATGAGATATTGCGGAAATTGCAAGGAACCACTGCTGACGGCGAGCGGCGAGCCGGATTACAGTCGCTACTTTTGCTCGCCCGATACCTGTGGCAAAGCCGATCGCGCCGCCCGTATGAGGGCCAAGCGGGCTCGCCAGAATGTCGAGATTGAGCGCCGCATCGAGCGTGCAATTAAGGCTCGCTGCAAGGCCTGCAAAACGGGCTGCACGGTGGCGAAGAATGATGCGTTGGTGGATCGATGAAATACCGAGCCGGCGACTATCTGCCGCTGCCCGCAGTGGCCAGCAAAATGGGCTGTTCGCGGCAGACAGTTTACCGGCTGATCGAGTGCGGCGAGTTGGAAGGAATCCAGCTGCGGGACCACGGTTGGTGGAGAGTTTCTGAGCGCTCGCTGGAGAAGTATTTCGAGCGGCGCATGGGCACTCGGCGTCCACGGACGGCAGCGCAAAAGCGAGCCGCCTGCGAGCCTAAAAAGAGGCGAGGAGTAGGTAGATAATGAACGGGCAAATCAATCTGCCGTTGAAGCATGAGCGCTGCGTTCCACCAGGCCGCGCGGCGCAGATTTTGGCTTCCGCGCTGGGGCATAGCTGCTCGCGCCAGAGCATCTATAGGATGGTGGAGAGCGGCACGCTGAAGGCCCATCGCATACCAGGCGCGGGACGCATCTGGGTAGAAGTGGATTCGCTTCTGGAACTGATCTCTAAGACGTTGTCGGGACCGGCGATATGAGTTGCAAGATGGTCAATAGCTCGGCGGCGGATTCTGGGCTCACGAATGAGCCGGTTTCATTGCCGTTGGATTTTTCGCGATTCAGCGGCGATGGAATTCATTGCCGTAGGAATATCTCTACTGATGTCAGTCACTTATACCGGGCGTTGCGCCTTCAGAACATCATTGCCGTAGGATTTCTGCGCTGCAAAGACATTATCAACAACTTACATGCCGTTTTTGGGCTTCTGGAGCCACTCCACTGATGTGTAATGTTGTCATTGCCATCCCTCGGCTCACCTCTTCTGATCCCGCCAGCGAGCTCCGCAAGTAGCTGAAATCACAACGCCGCGCGCGTCCGAATCCCCCGACATCACTCCACTTCCCGTTACATCCCCTTACTGCCCTACATTGTTGCTCCTCTCAGCCGCGGCTGGGTTAACCGCCGGTTGAGGTCCGGGAATGTCCTATCAGGCGAGGACGCCATGAGGATGAATCGCCGTCCGTAGCCTTCGCCTTGAGTGTCGCGCCCGTGGTCGGCAGGGCGCCGCGGTGATGCCCAGCCGGATGGTGATCCGGGAGGGTGAAACGCTCCATAAGCTGTAGTAGCGATTGAGACATGTGTGACATCTGGTCAGCGGAGACAGCCAGTTCGGACGAGCTGGAACTGACCTCCCGGCTACCGCTGAGCAGTGCGTCCATGGCGCTCACAGCTTGCCGGGTTGAAACCGCCTGCTGTTCAATGGCGGAGGCCATCTCCTGCGTGAGCTGCTCCAGATGGGTTGAGACATCGGCGATCCTGCTTGAACCCGCCGCCT